AAGCTGTCGAACGTCCGCGCCATTGAGCGCAATTCATCTTTGAGTGTTACAATACGGTCGTCGTTTGCGAACCGGGTAAGTGGCGTTGGCCCCGACATGAACAATCGGAGCACCGTCACTTGGTTAGGTTTACTAGCCCCACCACCCCCATCTGCCAGTGGACCGGCATGATGGGTGGCCGCAGTTCGTTTTGCGGTCAGATACGCTTCTCTCTTGAGGTACTTGTGCGTCTTCTCGTACCCAGCCGGATCATGTTGGGACAAGAAGAAAAGTCTATCACAAGTGAAGAGACCCTTCTTACCGTCGAGTGCTCTTGCGCCCGTGGCTTCCCCAAGCCGCACGGAGGGCAGTGCAATGGCTGTGTGTTCACCAGTTCGTCGAACGAATCGTTCGCAGAAGACTCCTCCTTGTTGATGATAAGGAGCCGATGGGTTTGACCTGAACGATTTGGCCTTATTCGATTGAAGGTGAATACTTGCGATGTTGGCCTCGTACTTGTCGATCACTGAGGCAGGCCAGAGTGCAATGAGATCATCGCCACAAACGGCGTAAGACCCTTTCGGTGCACCTGCGTCTTCTGCGCAGAATGCATTCAGGATGTTGAGAACAGTCCATCCTGGTCCGAGACCCATAAGGGCTCCGCATGCCGTATGGAATTGTTGTTCGTTATATTCTATACGGTGTGGCGAGATGGTACCGTTGACCGCATTGTCCCACCAATCCGGTTTCCCGATCCGCTCTACGACTCGTGCTATTACTAGACGAGCTAGTCCTATAGAGATCGGATCTGTGGATTTTGAAAGATCTGCTGAGTAGATGATGCAGTTTCTTTCCGGATGGAAGAGGGTGACCTTCTTGTCCTTCAGCATGGCCCGGCTGAAGGCTACCTTACGTAGCACAGGAAGGAGGTGTGCGGTCATTGCACGTGCAGCCCAGAGGACGGAGCTGTGGTGGAGTGTTGCTATCCGGATCTTCCCATCTTTTTGAATGATGGGGAGTATCTTGGCCACCCGGTTGTTCCGAGCGTCCTTTACGGCTGCCTGGAAGGCCTCAGTGTAAGTACGAGGTGTCTCGTAGGCCTCGTCGTACCAGACTTCGGCAGATAGGATCTCTGGGTTATCTTCCATGATTTCCCAGATGTCATCCAGTTCAGCATCTGCCCAGCTGGCGCCAGTGTCCAAAGCACTGCTTCGTATGCGCTCTTCTCGATCATGCAGTTGTTCATCC